TACTAGCCGACCAATATTCGCCATAGTCACGAATCTCTTTGCCCTTTTCGACCATTAACTTATCTATATATGGTCTAATGCCCGATGTATATAATCCTACTTCGCTCATATTACAAATTCTTCACAGTCACTACACCAGATAAACTTGCTAGTTACATCTATATTATGCGTATAGTGGCTTTGATCTATTATGACCATTGCATCATATAATGCACGTTCTTTGTATACCGATTCTGGTACGTTTAATAAATTACTCATTGCTTAGGTTCCTTTCTCTGTTAATAATGTACTCTAAACTACTTATGATTTCAACTGATTATTGTTGTAAAGAAAACGACACCCCTACCGAAGTAAAAGTGCCGTTTAGTGAAACCTAAGCACCTTTACTATATATAGTTATGCACATATTTACAAGTATTTAATGTATGAACCGTTTGTATAAGCGCCCCAAGGTTGCCATCCACGAGCCTGATACTTGCGATAAGCTATACTTATATTTTGTGCTGGATCGTATACTTGACCATCAAAACAAGCTATTTGGAATAATCCAAAACTACCTTTACAGGTTGAATGACTATCTGTCCAATTAGATGCACTAGGGTCACAGCCCGATTCGGCTCGCATTACTGCCATTGCTACAGTTACATTCCAACTATATTGACTTATTAAAGAACGATATATTTCGCAGCCGACTGGATATACTACTGGTTTTTCTACTACTGGTTCTGGTTCTACTATTGGTACTTCTTCTTTTACGGTTACTGGTTGCGTTATTATTACAGCTGGTTCTGGTGGTTGTACTACTTGTTTTACTGGTGCTTTTTCGCCTAGTGTAAACAGTAGCATTCCTATAGATGTAAGAATTATTGCTTTAATGTAATTTTTCATAATAGTGGCATTGTTGCCGAGTATAGCCTCCTAAAGCTATACATATATTATACCTTAGTCCTGGCTCTTAGTTTTAACCACTAGATACCCGACTACTGCAATAGAAGCCACTGTTTGAGCTTTATCACTTAACATAGGTAAATAGACACTTAAACCCTTAACGGCTAGTCCAGCAAGCGCTATGAGGCTTACAATAGGCAATACGTTATTGTCTACCCATTGAATAGTTGAATGAATAGCTTTTTTTACTCTTGATTCGTTAATTTCTTGCTTTTTAGATGTTTTAACTCGTTTAGCTGTTCCGATGTCTTCTGGTTTTAATTCTACTTGTTTCATTGCTTGGTTTCTCCTAATTAGTTATTTATAGATGCAGTGGTCGATATACATACTCGCAATATCATACCGATTAGTCACTACATAAGGTCGAATTTGTCTAGTATAAGTCCATTTTTTCTATTTTCTTCCCACCTCCTTTTAATTGCATTACTTTTACGACTCTTTTCGGAAGTTGTCATAACTCGTCTTTTGGGTCTGCCGATTGATGTAGGCATAACTTTCATATATTCAGTTATAACATTGGCGATTGGTATGTTTTCTTGTTCTATCATATCCCTCAAGGCTTCTAGTATCATCTGTCGCCAAGATTGTCGCCTAAGAATCCTATAATGGTTTAACAGGTCATGTACTTCTAGCCCCTGTTTTTCATTAAATTCTATATGCAGGGCTTTTTTAAGTGCTGTATAGTCCTCGCTCATGTATTATTCTCCTTGTAGTCTGGATTTATCCAGTGTCCTGTTTCTTGTAAGGCTTTATATTCTTCGGTTTTTAATTGGTGTTCTTCAAATTTTAATCTACGATCCTCTACTGCTAAACTGTCCAGCATATACTGTTCACGCTTATATTGTTCATCATATGCGTTGATATTTATAACACCACCGAATATTAAACCTATACTTAAATAAACTGCTAAATATATCCATGAAGGTATACAGGTTAAGATAAATATTATTAAAAATATACCTATAACACCGTATATACTGTATATTAGTTCATCGTGATTAGTCATTTAACCAGCTAACTGCAGCGTTATGCTTATAGTCTATGTATTTATTAAAGCGTTCATTGTCCACCGTTTCGCTGGCTGGAAATTCTGCCCTTAGTTCACGCCTTGCCCTTGTAATAGATTCCGCAACAGTACAATGTGTCATAAACCGTTCACGTTGTGCAGTATTTAAGCATAACCCCTGTTGTTCCCAGTAAGCTAGTAATAGCTTTTTATCTGAGTCTTTAGTTTCTGGCAGGTTTTCTAAAATACCCTGTACTCTGTCAATTACTTTCATAATACATTACCCTTTCTGATTAAAGTTGCTTTTGTGGGTTTGCTGTTTGCTGTAAGTTATTTTCAGCACTAGCTTGCAAGGGCAATTGCCATTGTGCCGTATTTGTATACCTTGTGGCTTGTGTTTGTACGATAGGTGCATACTTTACCGCCCCACGATTAAAGCCGTATATAAAAGCTTTATATGCCCCTATACTAGTTATTAAAAGTATAGTTATGCTCATAATTAAAGTGTTTCTGTTATATTGTGTCATTTTATCCCTTAGTAGTTAGTTGATTTATAAAAGTCTTTATTGAACGCCCTGATGTGGGGGTCGGTGTCTTTGAATAGTTCTGGCTCGTCATGATCCTCTGAATAGAGTTTTTTGAGTATAAACAGCTTGCCATTAACTTTTATCCTTATAGGATAGCTAGTTTGTTTAACTTTTATTGTCATTTTATAAGCTCGCTGTGTTCTTTAATAAATGCCGTAGCATCTTTACGTTGTTCAAACTCTTTATAAGTCCAGTAGCCACCCTTGATATAGTTTACTTCGTAGTAAGTAGCACCCGTACGCTTAACCCTACCATGTAGCCCTATAATAGGTTTACGTTTAGCAGTAAGTTTATAGTCTGCCATATCTCTTATACCTCCGTTAGTTGTTTAGCTTTTTCTAATACCAGTAAACTAGCTTGATGTAATGCTCTAGCTTGAACGTCTAACCATGTTTCATTAGCGTTGGCATAGTCGTTAAGTCCGTAACGCTTCGATATTCTACTTTCGTACTCGCTGGGTGTCGCCAATCTCTCGGCTATATCCTCGTTATAGATTAAAGCACTACCACCGTAACTGTATTGCTTCCAATTATCAGCACCATTCAACATATTTTTTAGTGTAGGTTCTAGGTGTTCTTCTTCTAAAAACTCTCTCAACTCCGCCGCATATTCAGCGACTCCTTGACTCCATTTACTTATTCTCATTGTCTTATACTCCTTGTATGTTAGTTAGCATGATTCTTACAAAAACTGTTTTGCTTATGTATAACAACACCTATAAAGGTATTTTTAAACTTAATGCCGTAAGGTGCATGACAGTCATTTGATCGTTTACCAAAATATACTTGCATGTTAGTTAGCTCAGTATTGCAAGTGCTTTGGCTTTTATCTGTTTTACTGTTAGATAATCGTCAAATATTGCATCTTGGCTTAGTTTGTATAGTTTGTTGCTTAATACTTCGAAGCCCTTGCTATTGGCTATGATATAGGTAGTTTGTAGCTGTTTAATTAAGCCTGTTTTGCTAGTCGCTGTAAGTTTGTACCATTGTGTCATAATTTACCCCTTAATCTTTAAAAAGTAATATTTTGTTGGCTGTTGATAGTGCCATACCATAATCTGTTTCATATTGTCCGTTCTTTTAGTTTGTTTGTGTTTACTTACGTTCGGTAACAGTTAGTGACTGTTGTATAAGTGGCGTATTGCCTATCAGATACTCTTGTGTTCGCTGTTACCTAGTTATAAAGTGCGACCTTGTGTTGTTTGCTTCGTTTGGTCTACATACATACTATCATGGGTATGCTTATTATGTCAATACCCCAAACATAGAATATATAAATAACAGAGGTAATACTTGTGCATAAGTCAGTATTTTGGTACAATATAAGTAAGATTATGACTAAAAAGCTACCCCCACGCGCCACTCAATTAAGCAAGATTGACCCCAAACACGACCTATTCAGTGCTTTATACTTCAGCCCTCGATTAAATGGCAAGCCTAACCCCATGTTTGGCAATGCTTATCAGTGTGCATTAGAAGTGGGATACTCAGACGCTACAGCTAGAAGCATCACAGCATCATCACAGGATAAGATATGGATTAGGGAAGCATATCAAAGATTAGTCAGCTTCAAACCAGAGCATACAATTAAGCAGCTAGAGGATATTGCCCTCAACTCCGAATACGACAGAGACCGCTTAAAAGCACTTGAGATGATAGGCAAGATACAAGGCATATTTATAGATAGACAACAAACAGAAGTCCAAGTTACATTTACCAACAGCGTCCCACGCCCTCATACTGACGTTATAGACGTGTAACTACATAAATAGGTACAAACCACCACAAACCCCAGTAGCAGCCGTTAGAAGTCATTAGAATAGCCCATACATGCAGTATTACAAGTCCATATACCTAAATATACTCATTTAACAGTAATAGAGTAGTTATAACGTGCTTAATGCTAATACATGATTATATGCATCATCACGACATAAATACCGAGTCGTACAATACATAATGTACGATGTATCATTAATAAATAATTATCAATTAACAGGGGTAGGGAACCCTTAAATAAGACTAGGGGTGTCTGAGTGGGAGCGAGTAAACTCGGCATATCAGCCACATACAATTACTTTAAATAACAATTAGGTACCCCCATTTTTAAAATTACTAAAATAACAATTGACTACGGTACGTACGGTACGTATTATAGATATATGCCAGACGTTAAAGTTTATATACGAACAGAAGATTTAGATAAGTGGAAAGCTATTGATAAGAAAGCTCAGTGGTTGCACGAGAAGCTTAGTGATTCTCCGTACATACCAGCAGATACTTCAGTCGGACAAACAGGCAAACTACCAGCCCCACTTAGTGGGATGGCCTGTTGCCTTTTAAAGACTCCCTGTAGACACTGGTCTTATGCTAATGAACTTTGGACTAATTCCCTTACAGGAGAAGTTAAGGAAGTAAATGGCTAAGACGTGTACAGTGTGCAAACTTAACTTACCCGTAGAAGCTTTTAATAAGGCCTCTAAAGCTAAGGACGGGCTTCAGGTGCGTTGCAGGGAATGTAGCCGACTGAACAACCTTCAATGGTATCAAAACAATAAAGAACATCATAAGGTTAAAGTCCTGTCCCACCGAAAAGACAATCCAGATTTGGTAAGCTACTGGCGCAAAAAATGGCAACAGACCGAACAGTACAGGGAATACTCGAGAATGTATCAATTAAACTACCGCAAATTATTTCCAGATAGAGTTAAAGCCACCGAGACTAAGCGCAATCAAACAGATACTCGTAAACATAGCTTCAAACTAAAAACCTATAGGCGTAGGGGTGCAGTAGGGAGTCACTCATTGGCGGAGTGGCAAGAGAAACTTGCAGAATATCACAATAAATGTGCATACTGTACTCAAGATGCCGCCACTCGTGACCACAGGATACCCTTAATAAAAGGCGGAACTAATTTTATAGACAATATAGTGCCAGCTTGTTTTAGTTGCAATTCAAGCAAGGGTGCAAAGACAGATATGGAGTTCATAGCATGGCAAACAAGGTAGTAAAAGTCCCAGATTACGAACCGTCGGCAAGACAAACAAAATTCCACCAAGCAACTGCGTTCGAGGTTTTGTACGGCGGCGCAGCAGGAGGAGGCAAGACCGCAGCCCTCGTAGCTGAAGCAATTACCTACGCCCTTGAGTGGCCCAAGAGTCGAGTCTATGTGTTTCGTAAAACCACTCCTGAGCTTAAACAATCCGTAGTTCCTGAGTTTCTCAAACAAACAGCTGATTATATGAACATCGCTAAGGGAGTGAAATTCAACTCACAGGATTCAGTCTTTAACTTCACTAACGGTAGTATTGTTCAGCTCGCTTATTTAGAGAGTCCTGCCGATATGTATCGTTACCAGAGTGCGGAAATGCACCTTCTTCTTATAGATGAGTTGACTCACTTCACCAAAGAACAATATGAGTTCTTGAAGACGAGGGTACGCTCTAGCCTGAAGAATCCACTTAAAATAATGTGTGCCACAAACCCTGGAGGAATTGGTCATGCGTGGGTTAAATCTTATTTTATCGACATCACCGAACCCGAAACCATCTACACAGACGAGAACGAAAACACTCGAATATTTATACCCGCTAAAGTAACCGACCATGTTTCACAAGACTTTATAGACTCTTATTCTAAAGTTCTTAACTCGATTAGTGACCCAAATCTTAGAAGGGCTTATCGAGATGGTGACTGGGATATTTTCGCAGGACAGGCTTTTGAAGAATGGCGCAGAGAAAAAGATGGCAAAGATTATCATGTCGTTTCTCCATTTCAAATTCCTCCTCACTGGATGAGATGGATGGCCTATGACTACGGCTACAATACCTACGCAGCTGCTGTGTGGGGAGCTATCGACCCTATTACAAACAGAGTCTATATTTATCGGGAATTCTACGAGACGAAAATGATTGTTGGTAAACAGGCTGAGATTATGAAGATGATGGAATCTGACGAGCGAGTAATGATGCACCTAGCCGACCCGTCTATTTGGAAAGCCGTTGGAAACGCCGAGACAGGCGAACTTATAGCGAAGATTTTTATGAACCACAATATTATCTTCAGTCCTGCAAATAACGATAGAAAAGCGGGAAAGGCAGCTATTCACGAAGCCCTCGCCCCTCAAGCTGATGGGCTACCAAGACTTCAAGTATTCTCATCATGTGTGAACTTTATCCGAACCTTCCCAAACCTCCCCGTAGACATTAATCGACCCGAAGATATAGATACGAGAAGCGAAGACCACCTTTACGATGCAGTCCGTTACCTCTTGATGAACCAAAGGCAAGGAAACATAGCAGAGCCAATTATCCCTCAAGCCGCATTAGACCGTAGAAATAAGTATGCAAGAAACTATTAGTATTGTATAATCAGAATAACTGGGCCATCAGGAATATTCATGGCTGAAAACACCGAGAAAAAGACCGAAGCAGATTTAGTAGAAGACATCGTTGAAGATTTTAAAGCCTCTTGGGATTATTGTGCTGGTGCGTGGCACAACGAGTGGATGAATTTTTATAAACTCTATAACTCTGAGAGAGTAAACGTCGCTTATAATGGGATTTCTGACACATTTGTTCCTATGTCCTACTCTACTATTGAGACTTTGGTGGCTGGAACCTCTGGCGACAAGCCAATTGTTGAATACTTCCCAACTAAATACGAGCAATCTGCCAATACAGAAGTCCTCAATTCTCTATTTTCTTACTACTGGGACCTTGACCACTGGACAAACAAACTAGTCCTACACAATCGAAACTTCTTCCTCTACGGAACGGGTGTAATGTTTGTGTATTGGAACATTGACCACCCAGAACTACAAAACATTTCTCTAAGAGATTTCTTTATTGACCCTATCGTTTCTGCGATTAACTACCAGAACGCTTCTTACATGGGTCACCGCTTCCTTACAAGCAAAGAAAAACTTCAAAGTGAACAAATTATAGACTCCAAGACAGGAGAACTCGTACCAAAGTACAAGAACCTAGATAAGGTTGAAACAGGCCAGCCAGAAGGTGAGCAAACCGAAAAACAACAGCAAGATATGTTTATGGGCTCAACACTTTCAGAGGAAGCCTCAGACCAAATAGAAGTACTTTGTTACTGGACTTTAGATAAAGTTTATTATGTCGCTAACCGTTCACAAATCATCTATGAATCAGACAATTTCTTTAAACAGAGACAGCAATTCCTAGGAGTTCAAAATCCTACAGGAATGTATCCTTATATCTTAGACGCAGCCTCAGCTACCGAGTCTCAACTGTACGGAAGAAGTGCCTTACAGCCTATGGCTAAGCCTCAAGAACTACTTAATGACTTAACCAACCAGAACATTGACGCTGCATCATGGGCTCTTGACCCTCTTATGGAATTAGACCCACAATACCAGGCCTATATGGACAAGATTAAGAACGTCACTGGCGCAGTTTATCCATTCAAACCAGGAAGCCTACAAGCAGTTCAAAAACCAGTTATACCTTCAGCCGTATTTAACGAACGAACAAACATAAAGAACGAAATACGTGAAGCCACCGCTATTGACCAAGTACTACGAGGTGGGAGCGCTTCAGGTGACACCACAGCCACCGAAATCAAAGCTCAAATAGCTTCAGCTGGTAAAAGATTTGATATGGTTGTTTCTGAGATGGAGAACGGTGGTTATTACCGATTGGCTAAATTAGTGTTCCAACTTGTTAAACTCTACGTTACTACTGAAACAATGATGCGAGTTGTTGGAAAAGGTGGAGTCGAGTGGCAGAAGTTTGACCCTAACCAATTCCAGGGTGACTACGAACCAAGAGTCAAGCTAAAGAGTACAATCGAAAACGACAAGCAACGAACTATGCGAAACGTCAAGGAAATGTACACCGCCCTTTTGGGAAGTCCATTTGTTGACCAAACCGCACTTACTCGACTTGTTATTAAGAGAGCTTTTGACCTTGAACCAGACGAGGCAGATTCATTGATGATTCCAGCAGAGAAACTAGCTCAAGACGCTCAGGCTAAGCAAGAATCTAATCCTAAAGATAAACCTACCTATAAAGATGCCCCACCTGATATTCGTGCTCAAATGGAACAAAAGGCTGGATACCAACCATCAGTTACTCATGAAGGCGGTATAGACGCTTTGGCTACCGACCAGATGAACTCACAAATTCAGGGCATTCATACAATAATGCCAAACGATACACCAATGGGTGTAGCCCCACAAATGCCATCACAAGGTCCTGCAAATGGATGATTACTCAAAAGAGATTAAGAGTTTCCTTAACTCTTCTCAGGGCAAAGAGATGATTCGTTCTATTAAAGAAGACCTATATCTTAAACTTTTAAATGAAGCAGGTAGGGAACCTACAGCCGATTCCGCTTTTGGCTTGATTAAAGAAGCGTCAGGTGTTATAAAGACTATAGAACACATAATGTTCTTGAGTGTGAGCATGGGTGAGCGCAACGAGGATTAAGGCCCATAACTCGTTGCCTCGCCTATGGGCATACATTAACAAGGAGATACGATGGACACCACAACTTCAGAGGATGGCGCTGTTTCAGCACAACCTACAACCAATGAAGCGGGAGCAGACGACGGGGCAATGGTAATAACAACTGACGAGCAAGGTACGCCAACAATGGTACCTGTAGGTCAGGAAAATGCCGAAGAACCGAACGCCGCATCAACGCAAGACGAATTAGCTCCAGAGGAGCCAGCCGCTGAATCAAAAGAGGAAGTAAAAGCTGAAAGTACGGACCAAGAAATAATTGATTGGGCGGAAAAAAAAGGTTTAAAGATTAACCCTGAAAATCCGAACGAGGTAAAACTCGCAAAAATGCAATTAGATAATGACCGTAGATTCCACGAACAGCAACAGCGAGTCAAAATACAGCCGCCAGAACTGATTGCTGAATCAGAAGACCCAACATTAAATGCTGTGGTTGAAAGACAAAACAATTCAGAACTAAAGCTATATGTACGAGACTGGTTTGATGCTAACCCAGATATGAAAGAACATAGGGAAAAACTTATGGAAATCGCCGCATCTCGCCCGTATCTATCAGATATGGATGATGTTGCAGCACATTTGTATAGAGACCCCGATTTCGTTTCTAATCTAAGGTTTGAGGGTGGTCGTCAGGCGCTAGAAAATCTCGCCCAGAAACAATCCGCTATTCCGCCACAAGCGAGTGCATCAAATACTTCAGTTTATTCATCGGACACGAAAATTACACCTCAAAATGTGTATGAACTTGTAGATAGAATGGACCAAAAGTGGTTTGAAAAAAATCATGATGCAATCTCAAGGGCTATGTCGGGCAAATAATTTAACCCAAAGGAAACTAAATCATGCCTACAGGTGCATTTAACTCAGGAAACGTCAACGTCGGTGTCACAGCTGGTAACGTATTCCGCCCTCAAATCTGGTCAAAAGAAGTATTGATGTTCGTTAAGAGCAATCTTGTTCTTTTGCCACTAATCAAACACTATGACGCAGACGTAAAAAGTTCTGGTCAAACTGTTGAAATCCCTAACGTATCTTCAATTACTGCAAGCCTAAAGGCACAAAACACTGTTGTTACGTTGAACTACAACACAGAAACCAAAACAACTATCACTATCAACCGCCACTACGAAAGCTCATTCTTAGTAGAAGACATCCTAGCTACCCAGAGTAACTACGAAACTCGAAGCGACTACACGCAAGCTGCTGCTTATGCTATCGCTGAAAAAATCGACTCTGACTTAGCTACTGCTATGACTACTGCATGGAAGACAGCTTCTCAGACTACTGGTGTTTATGGTACAGCTATTGCTGATGCAAACATCTTGGCTGTAAACCGCTACCTAAGCGAAAACAAAGCTCCACGCACAGACCGTGTTCTAGTTGTTCACCCTAAGGGCGAAGCAGAACTATTGAACATTGACAAGTACGTTCGCTATGACGCTCTTGGTACTGGTGAAGCTATCAAGTCAGGTAAAATGGGTACAATCTACGGTGTAGATGTATTTATGAGTCAAAACCTTGTAAGCCTTTCTACAACTACTGCAGAATACAACCACCTATTCTTCCACAAAGAAGCATGGGCGATTGCTATGCAAATGAGTCCTCGTACTCAAGCGCAGTACAAGCAAGAACACCTTGGTTGGTTAGTAACTGTTGATGTTCTTTACGGACACACCAGCCTACGAAGCAACTTCGGTTTCGTCGTCAAAAGTTAATAAACATTTCGTAAGATTTGTCAATAAACTAGAAATTATACCCCAGACGTGGGGTATTTTTCT